TTTCCTCATTGGCAGGAACACAATTCGGAACCTTTCTTCCATTCTTCATCTTCATGCCGACAGCTGTATAACCTTTCCAGCATGCTTTTTTTAGTTCACCAGTTGGTTCTTTTATTTTCTCATCCATTGTCACTTTATGTTTTGGATTTCGCTGATATTTCTTCTTATCTTTCTCAGTTTTTGGCTTATTGAACTTAAATGTATTTTTAGCTACAGGATTTCTAGCTTCTTGTAAGTCATATCCATTGTCGAGCATAAACTTCAGCGTGTTCTCAATCTGTTCTTGGAACATCAGAAGTTCTATCTCTGTGCACTTATTCAGATTGATTGAATTCTTAAACTTAAAGCAATCATCTAGCTGTTCTTCTAGTTTCTCAATGTCGAGCCATTTACGAATACGAACAGATTCATTTAGCGGTCTGTCTCTAGTTTCATTGCGTTGGCGGCTGACTTGGTTCGTTACAGAAACAAGAATATGCGAGAATTCGTAGCCTTCAAGTATTTGTTTTGCAGCTTCGACTTTAGATAGATCGCCAGTACAATTGATTAGGAGGTTATCACCAAACTCTATTGATTCTGCTATTACCTGATCTATTTGAATTTCAGTTAGCCCGAAGTGATTTAGAATATTGTTGATAACATAATCCTTTCCGCTCCCTGGTCCACCAAATAGGAACAGTGCTCTTGATTCTTTCATCATTGCTGCCTTTACTTTATCGTGGATTTCAGCTCCGAGTTTTTTATCGGAGTAATGACTAACAAATTCGTCTTTCTTACCCTGCGAAACAAGTCCGCGCAATTTAGACGCAGACATACCTTCTGATCCCTCAGCATCTGGATCGCGTTGTCCCGCAGATTTAACTTCTATCTTCTTGAAGTTATATTCTTTGCCATTGTAGTCATTGAGTAATTTTTGGAATGCTGGCACTCTATCCGATCCAACTACCATCGTTACATTAGTGTGACCTTTCTTTTCGAGATATTTCATTGCGCCAATAACGTCTCGAACATGTTCATTCGACACTACGTTTGCATGCGGGAACATCTTACGCATCGCTCCGACTTTATCGGAGTAACTCAGAGGGTTCTTTTTCTTATCTTGAGAATGACTTGGAAAGATATAGTGCTCGCTGCCAGTTTTCTTGGCATGATCTATTACTGCATCGACAAGTTTGCCGTGACCAGCTTCTGTTGGCGGATTAAATCTTCCGAACGTGAATGTTGCTTTAGACATGGTTCTCCCACACTATGGGGTTATTGATCTATTTATTTAGTTTTGCTTTTATACCACCACCAGCTCTATTAGCTGCAGCAAATCCAGATGGAGATCTATCAACTAGCTTGGTTGGCTTGTTATTAACCACGGCAACGTGACCTTCTGGCCCAGTTGGCTTTCCATTTATTGTGTGTTCGAATGGTAGTTTTGCATTTGCTAAGGAATCTACCAGAGCATGTTTTGCTTCTTGAACGTGTTTATGTATCTTAAATGTGTTATTAAATTTTTGTTTGTTTTGGTCGATATGATCTAAGTGTCCTGCCAATTCTTCTCTCTTTGCCGCCTTGGCTTTGTCGCTTTTTAGATCTTCTATTTTCTTATTATATCGAGTTTGGATATGTGATTTCAGCCCTTCAGCTGACATATCTTGACCAGAGGTAGATGATGAGTTGATATATGTTGACATATCATCAGAGTTGATACCTTTGATATGTTCGTAATCGTGATTCTTATGGAACTTATTTGCAGCCTGGATATTTTTGGTAAACTTTCCTATGTTTTTAGCGCCATGAGGGGCTTCTAATGCTCCCTTTGCGGGGTCGATTATATGTACATCATCATGATCGCCGAAATGGTGTAGGCTTGGAGCAAAAGAGGCTTTCATATCCTCTAGTTTATTTCCCTTATATTCTGTATGGACAACAACGCCAATTTTTGCCTTGGCTATCTTTTTTCCTTCTTCTGAATCTTTCTTGGCCGAGTATGTTATAGTATTGGGCGTGAATGAGTGGTGAGAATCTGAAGAAGACACATCGCCTTCACCATACATCATGTCTCCCTGATAAACTTTACCCTTTGGAGCTACTTTTGGAAGATGTTGCAATGCTTCTTTTAGTTTCTTTACAAGCCCTGGAGCATGGCCATGATTCTTATCAACATCATCCTCAGTGTAATTTAGCTTTGGGTTTTTATTAAACGCTGACTTGGAAGCAACAAAGAACTTGCCATTCTCTGGATGATCGCCGAATACGATAGACGGTGCTCCATCGTATTTTACAGTGAGCTTTGTGCCTGTTTTTTTACCAAGCATTGAGTTATGGACGCCAACTAGAGTATTGACCGCATGGTCAAATCCAGCAGCTCCAGCGTTTGTGACGTGATCTTCAGCATGCTCAAGGTGTTTGAGTTTTTCGACGTTTAATGATGATTCGGTTATGAACTTTGAAAATGAAAGCATTACATCCACTCTATGGGATTATTATAATGCTATTTAGCGTTGTACTGACTTTCTTTTCTCTATTAAGTCCAAAACTTCGTTATCAGTTTCCTGCTCCTTTGTTGGAGCAAACATTGCACGATATCTGGGGTCTACTCCATCCTTCAACTTAGTTACATAGTATATGGCTAGTGTCTTACGAAAAACGTTTTCTGGGCATTTTATCGGATCTGGTAGTCCATGCCAAGAGTTTTGAGTTGTATCAAAAATAACAGCTCGATTAAATTTAACATCAATCTTCTTCACCAGATGTTTGGGTTTATCTTTTTCCTCGTCATGAGACCACATCTGAAAAGAACCACCCCAACCCACATTCCAATCTTCGCTTAAATGTATGATAATATTGAGCTTTCGTTGGTATGGTATTTTTGGGTGCGTTGAATAATCTTTATGCATGTTGAGTTTACCGCCCTTACCATGCATATGCCAACCACCACCATTCAGACCAAAGTCGGCTCTGAGTGCAACAGCAAATTTTTTTTCAAGAACGCTGCAAAATTCTTCTGAACAAAGTGCCCAGAAAGCCCGATAAGTTGCTGCGGGAAATTTATCCCAAGAGTTGCAGGTACGTTTTATTTCGATAGGATTATCGTATGTGTACCAATATTTCTCATCATCATATGGCGGAAACTCGCCACATAGTCTATTTGCATATTCATCATCAAAAAAATTATCAATCACTAGATGATCATAAGGATCTTTTTCTATTGGCGTATCGAGCATTCTCTCAATTGTATCATGACTTAGCATAAATTTCCTATAATTGGATACCTAATTTATCATTCACTCTACTGAACCCAGCTTTACTTCTCATATCATAAACGCTTTCTTGTATAGCATCTTTAACGTCGATCATAGTTTGTAATACAAACTCTGGTTCACCATTCTTTATGCCAACTTTAACTATATTTAAATCTGGAAATAATTCTTTGAGAATTGGTTCTAAATCATATTTTATGACAGAGAGATATTTAATACAGCTGGCAACAATATTTGTTGTTGTGTATTGTTTCTTACCAAATTTATAATCTTCTTTGTCCAGCTCTTTAGTCGAATCAATAATAAATTCATCAATAAAATTTTTATAGGAAAGATAATTGCTTAATCCAAGTTTATTAATTGGTTTATCTTTATTTTTTTCTATAATTTCTGAATCTTTGATAAAATCAACATCAGATAGTAGTTTTTTTATTTTATCTTTATCTTGAAATTTTACTTTGCTATTATTTAATGCCATACCAAAAGCAATTACTGGGCCAGCAAATGTTGCACTATCAGCCAGGGCTTTTAAAATATCCAATTCGTTTTTATAGTTTTTTGATAATTCTTTTTTTGCACTGGCGGGGAGTTTTTCTAATCTATTTTGCACATAAGTTGGTGTTAATGTATTACTGCTTCCTCCTTTAGCTTTAACGCTAAACCCAAAATAATATCCATTTTTTATAAAAAAATCAAAAATTGGATAATTTTGAGCTGTTGGAAAACATATAATATCAACTTTTTTACCAGGAGAACCATATGCATGCCTGATAGTTCCCTTTGTTGTCCTAACATTATCATTAGATATAAATCTATCAAGATATCTGGCAGCATAAAATGGCGCCAATAATTCCCCGAAATCCTTTGAGACACTATTTGCTGACAATCCGCTGGCTTTAAATAGATCTTTAAGATAGCTTAGTTCTATTTTTTCACCATTTGAGTATTGAACTAGAGCAATCAAATATTGTTTTTGCGGTTTTGATTGTATTTTTTTATTGATAGCATTGATTAATACAGAAGAATATGATGCAATGGGTATCTCCCAAAATTTATCATTTGGTTTTATTTTTAGTATTGGTATGTCTTTTGATGATATTCCAGAAAATATATCTCTTGGTTGCAACATGTTAAACCTTTAACCCCTTGAACTTACTATATTTGTTTGTTTCTTGTTTTTGGCCAGAGTCTGTGATATTGTTCTGTGCCGATTGCTCGAGATCATACAGCTTCATTCTAGCTCTGTCAATACCAATGGTGAACCTTTTATTTAGCGTTGGATCGTTGTATCGGTTTTTCAACTGCTTTATCATAATCTGATTTAGATTGTCAAGTTCTTCAGTCGATATCAATGCAAACATCATATCGGCAGTGGCAGGAAGACCAAATGACTCTGCAGTATCTTCCATACCTGGATCTGAAGAAGTATATCCAGATCGAGTTACCTGAGTTGCTGAAAGAATAGGAACATCAAACTCAACGGCAAGACCGCGAAGTTCCTCGGCGATAGATTTAACATATACATAGGTGTTTACGTTTGATCCAGGCTTGACTCTTGAACTTGCGCAGATGTTTAGATAATCAATGATGATCACATCTGGTTTGAAATTCTTTTTCAATGCCAGCTCTTGTAACAATGCTCGAAAGTGGGCAGCGTTTGCAGATGCAGTTGGATACTCTTTGATCACAAGTTTACCTTTGATACGCTCGCGAAGTTTTTCCATTCGTTTCACATACATATCTTTCGGCATCTTGAGTAGATCGTCAATAGTGACGTTCAGTAGATTAGCATCGATACGTTCGGCGACCTTTTCCTCAGCAAGTTCAAGTGTGATATACAACACGTTATGATTATTGTTCAGCACAGAAGCTGCATAGTGACACATGAACAAAGATTTACCAACGCCAACACCAGCAGCGGCGATGTTCAGCGATTTTCTTGGTAGTCCGCCCCTCGTAATTTTGTTGAAATAGTCGAGATCAAACGGTATCCTGTTCTCCACACGATGATAAAAGTCGTACCGAGCAGAGTAGTCGTCAATATAATCATGCCCAATGTTAGGATCGAAAGACACGCTAAGAGCATCAGAAAGTAATCCAGGGATAGCACCTTTAGATCGGTTGCTCTCCTTTGCATCGAGAATTGTGATTGACTCCATGATTGCATTATAGATTGCCCTTTCCTGGCAAAACTTCTCAGTCTGATCGATAATCCACTGAAGGTCTTGGCTAGCTTCTCCAGAATTAATTGCATCAAGGGTTTCATTGCACTTACTATACTCCTGTTCGCTTAGATTCTGTGCGCCTTCTAGTGACAGCCGTATTGCTTCGACGCTTGGTGGGTTGTTGTACTTCAGTATGTACTTCTGAATCTCGATCAACAGCCGCTTTTCGTGATTTTCTCTTAGATACTCGCTCTTCAGATATGGAAGAGTCTTCCTCATAAACTTCTCGTTCTTCATCAAGTTGGTTAGAACCAACAACTCCTCTTTGTTCATTGCGTATCATCTCCTCTACTGATTCAGATAGCAGGATTCTTACCACGTTATTGATGTATTTTATGAAATCTTTGTTGTCGGTGTCAAGAGTTTTGTCTGGGCTATTGTGAATACGTGTCGTAAAATCTAACACAGCTCCATCGTCGTCTTCTCGCACCTTCAATTCAGAGATAGAAAATATAACATCTTTGAACTTTCCAGTTTTGATTTTCATCAAAAACAAATCACCCTCAGACTCATAAAACTCAAAGTCTTCGTTTAGTTTGATTGTTTTCTTTGCATTCCAAAACTGGAACTTTGCGAAAAGATTAATCAGATATTTCTTCACTTGACTGGCCATAAAGGAATTCCTTCTTGCAGAATTGATCGATTTGTGTTAGCATTTCTTCGGAGAAGAATTTAGTTGGATTTTTAATGATTGCATTTTCAAATGCTTTTGTTCCATCTGGGAATTCATATTTGTTTGCAACTTTCTTAACAATCCCAGCTTCCTCAGCGAAATCCAGCAGACCATAATGCTTGTCAAGACCGCGATCAAAATACAGCAGAGTTTCAACCTTTTTGTTTTCAATCGTCATACGAGACTTATTCAGTCGAGCAGTGATGATATTACCAACGTGTTCATCGCCTTGCTTTTCTTTTTTCTTGGTCAGATAGATGATCGTTGATGCAGCATACACAAGACCATCACCACCACCCATTTTCTTGGTTGGAATATATGAACCAACAACGTCATACACGTGATTGGTAATAATCATCGGAACCTTGGCTCGACCAAGTTTCAACGTAAGTACTCGGAATGCACCACGAACAAGTTGAGCGCGAGTCATGTCACGAGTGTCTTTGCCATCGGCGATATCGCTGACTTCTTTCTGCGTTGAAAGCATACCAAGTGAATCAAGAATCATCAAGATTGGTTTACGATCTGATTCTTTTTCTTCAAGGTACTTATCAAGAATACGCACTGCCTGAGTTCGGAACTCTTGGATAGTTGTCACGGGAAGCAAGAACACCCGAGAAGTATCAATACCGCGAGACTGCATCATATCCTTTGTGATAGCAGATTCTGACTCGAAGTAAAATACGCCACCTTCAGGATTATCCAGGAGGAATTGTTTAGCGATATTCAGTGCATAAAATGTTTTACCAGTGCTCGGCTCACCAGCAAGAGCAGTTACTTTGTTATTTGGCATCCCACCATGAATACTACCAGACAAAAGAGCATTCAGTGCAAAACTTCCAGTGTTAACATAACCATCGACGTCAGCATCTGTGCCATCTTGCACTACGCCAGCAAATTCATTACCAGTTTCCTTCATCAAGTTTTTAAACAAATCCATAAAATATCTCCTTAATTAATACCATCTTTTCTGGGGGACCATTCTGATTTTGGTATCACATACACATCAGATTCTTCTTTTGAGTTTCTATTATAACTCCTTTTCTTCGATATAGCAACTGTTTCTTTTTTGGGCGGTTTCTCCATCAATGAAATGTTACCAGCAATCAACAACATAACTGCAAGCGGATCAAATACAATAATTAGCAATATGATTACCATACGAACTGCTTTATCGAAGTGATCTTTTGCTTGATCTCCATATATCAGTTCAGCAATATATTTTAGAGGCCCAACTTCAACCTCTTGCTGTTTTGTTACTACAACAAGTCTGTTACGCTCTTCTTTGAGCGTAAGTAATTCTGTCTGTATTACATCTCGTTCTTTCTCAAGAGCATTTCTTTGCGCATCAATATTTGCTTTTTGTTCCAATCCTTTGGTCAGACTACCAAGCTCAACATAACGTTCATATGTTCTATCAACAATTGAAATTTGCTTATCAACAGAATCAATAGCTCGCTGCTTTGCTTCTATTTTTTGATCAACTGTATCAATTTTGAAAGAAACATCGGCACCAGCAGTTAAAGAATGTTCAAGGTGAGCTTTTGATAGGAATCCAAATATACCCATTGAAGTGATAAACATGAGCAGCAGTATTGCAATTGAAAGATATGCACGTAGCCAAAATGGTGTACTTGGTTTCCAATTACGATATAGCCAAGATACTGCGACCAATTTAGAAAGTTCAAGTGTAGATCCCATCGCAGCGATAGCAAACGTTGCGCCAGGAAATATTGCAATCAATCCGACTATAGAGTAATATGCAGCAGAAACGGAAAGTAACAAACCAGAAAGAAATACTAGAAATGTGATCATCCAAATAAATCTTCGAGAGTTGATATTTTTTGTGTTTTCCAATTGATGCAGTCAAGAATAATTTTCAGTGGTTCAATAAACGATTTCTCAAACTGCGTATCATAATCAATGTATTTATTTATGTCAAATTCTCTGGGAAGAATATTGATAAATGCTATGGTATTGTTGCGAAACGGATTGGGATTTTTTAGATAGCAGAATTTGATTTTCTCACCCTCTTTGATCTGTTCATATTTCTTAGTCAGCTTGCGCTCTTTCAGTTGATTGTTGTAAACCAATGCACCCTTGACATGAATTGGTGTCCCCTTCTTAAACAGGTGAACACTATCGCGATACTCTGTGATTCCATTTACGCTTCGCGGAAAAGATATATCCTCAAGTTCAAGTTTCTTGAACTCTTCTCTAAACTCATCGATGAATCGAACGATATCACGCTCCGTTTTAGTCATAATCATCTTCAGAGCTTCTTTAATCTTTTCACGACAGGCATATGGAGTTGAAGATTTAACAGCTTCAAGTCCCATGATCTTCAACTTTGGCTCTTTGTATGCAATACCTTCATTGTTCCAAACATTAAGGATATATCGTTTCTTAGCAGTCCAGATTGCTTTATCTGCAATTGCCTCACGCTTCATAATCATCTTTTGCTCATATGCGTTTACATATGTGGCCAGCCTATCATAAAATGTATCAATTGTTTTCTGGACTTTATCATCACAGACTTTATCCAGCCATGCAACAACTGCTTTCTTATCTTTGTTGGCCATACCAACACGTTCAACTAGAGGGCTGAATTTAATATACAATGAATCGGTATCTGATGCGATCACATAATCTTCACCTTTGGTTCCGAGTAGATCGTTGAACCAAATATTCATATGATTCTCGATCCAACGGATAGACAATTGCCCAGACAATGTAATTGCTTCAGCAATTCGAATATCAAAGAAACGAAAGTATTTGTTACCAAGAGCACCATAAGCCGAGTTTAGTGATACCTTTTTGGCAAGCTGTAGATTATTATATCGTGATATTTCTTTTTCTAGATACTCAACTTGATTAGGGTCGTCTCGTACTGTTTCGATTTTCTTCTTAGCATCGTTTGCCATCTTTTTGTATTTGGAACGATCTTGATACATTTCCAACATTAGCTCACAAAGATATCCACGCTTATCTTTTTTAAAGAACTGAGCGTTTGGAGTCATTGTTACGTTTTCTTGCTTCAAGAAATCCAGATCTACTCGTTGATTGAGCAGAGTATCAACAGAGACAGTGGTACCAATTTTATTGGAATACTTTCCTGAATCTATCAATGTTTCCATAGAGATATTATATTGAATAATCAAGTGGGGATACAGACTATTCAAGTCAAACGATACAACCCAATCATGCATACCAACTTGCGGATCTTTTACATATGCGCCTTCATATGCAGCATATTTTTCTCCGCTCTTCATCTGTGGAATCACAATGTTTTTCTTCTTCAAGTGGTTATAGATGATGGTGTCCCACATTCGCACTTGAGTGAATACATCGTCATGATTTACTTTATTATCATATGCAAGAGTTAGAGCAAGTTCAATCAATCGCCCTTTATCGTTTAGTCTCTCAACAAGTTCAACATCTCGTATGTTATATTCCATGAACTTCTGGAAATCTTTGAGATATAGTTGTTGCAGAGTTTGGAACTCAGAATAATCTAGTTTGCGTTCACCAAGTTCGCTGAATGCAATATGATCAAGGCGATATGATTCTTGCGGAGTGTACGAATACTTTTTATAGAGATCAATATAATCAAGTATCGCCATGCCAAGAATATCATAAGAAAACTGCTCGCGATTCATGATGACTGCTTTACGCTCAATCAATCGCTTCCATGGAGAGAGTTTCTTAGCCTCATCTTCACCAAACAATGATTTGATGCGATTCACAAGATATGGAATATCAAAGAATCCGACGTTCCAACCAGTAATAACATCTGGCCAGATCAGAGTCCACTGCTGGATAAATGCTTTGAGTAGATCAACCTCATCTTTACAGTTAACATATTTAATGTTTTCATTATCTGTTTTGAAGCTGCCGATACCAAATGAGTAGACTTGGTCGCGAAGTTTCATTGTGATAGCGATGATTTCTTGATCAGCTGTTCGCGGATTGGGGAATCCATTCTCAGATGCAACCTCAATATCAAGATAGACAATATTGATCTTGTCGATATCCCACATAACATCGTCTGGAAATTCATCAGATATGAATGCATACTCATATCTGTTATTACCATAGATTGGGAATGTTTCTACATCCTTGTATTTCTCAAGGAACTCGCGGCAGTCTGGAATATTGCCAGGATTGATAGGCTCCACGAAGGAGCCATCAAGTGTTTTATATTCAGACTTCCCCTTTGCGGGGACGAAGAAAGTTGGAGAATACTCTATCCTTCGCGCAATTCGTTTTCCGTCTTGCACTCCGCGATAGAGTATGTATTTGCCTTGCACTGAAACATTGGTATAAAATGATGTCATCCGAGGAGTATTTTCTTAGGTGGAGTGATAATGCCGCCGAAGATGTTATTATACTGGTTTCTGAGCTCAATGTCAACTTCTTTACAGACGACCACATGATCGGATTTAAATTCAAAATCACGGCTTTCACTGTAAGGAAGGTAAGGAAGAAATCCCATACCAATCTCACCATTCTGTGTACGCTGCATCATAATTGCCAGAGGGTTTTTAACTTTAATGCGATCTGCTTCTTCTGAAATCACTTCAGCAAGAACTTCTTCGCCCGTTACCATTTTTAGCACTTTAATCATTTTCCTTTCCTTTTGATATACTCGTTAATTTGTTTTTTAGACATGGGCACATTATTCTTGTAATACTGACCAAGAATGAGTGTCCACTCATCGCCGTTTTTGCATGTGAGCAAATACCCGAGATGTTCTTTGATTTTTATTTTATTGGAAACAAAGGCTTCTTTCAAATCAAATATTGAATTCATAATATACCATAGTAAATTGGTTGCGGGAGAGGGATTTGAACC